TCCTTTCTTTGATACAAAGATATTAGATTTTAAGATACAAACTGGGCGAACACCGCTATTGATGTAACAGTTGTAGTTGTCGACATCGCCAGCGGACGAAACAACGGCCATACTATAATTCCATTCCCTTTCGGCAGTGCTCCAAGGAGTACATGTCCACCACCAATCGTCTAGCTCTTTGTTAGGGAGTAAGTTGTTGTACTTCCTAGCCTCATCAAAAGTGATAGGTCTTACCTTGCATTTACAATCATCAAATTCATGCTGCATATCAACTGATGTTAACTCAACAGTATGTTCAACAAGATTGTTTTCTCCAACCTCCGACTCAATTATCGGCTGAATCTTATCCTCAATCACTTTCTTAAGGTTGGACTCGTTGTAATCTCTTGAATCCTCATCATAAACTATGTCTTCGGCCATAAAGTTCTTAGAAATAATTTTGGCCTCAGCCCCTATCTGTTCAAGCACAATAAAGTCATTCTTCCCAATCTCAAACACATCTCCAGGTGCTAAGGTTGATAATTCTACCTTATTTTTTCTTTCCTCTTCTTCAAGCTGCCTTACAAGTTCTCTTGCTACTTCTAATGCCTTACTCATCACATTACCTCCAATTCCTCGTTGTCGTTTACGGCAAGCATTATTATCTGACCATCCACCATATCTACAGCTTTCTGCTGATTTGCAGAATCAAGACTCTCTGCATCATCAAGCCACATAGGACAAGCAACATTACTAATCTGTTGAATACTGTTGCAAATATCAATCCTACCAATAATCCTATTTCCCTTGTTACTCATCGTGGTAAGAATGCTCTTGCCATCTATGGTAGGAATACAAGTTGATTTATATCCACCATTCTTAGCAAATTCAAATAGCTGCCACTTTACCAAATTAAAATGTTTGTTTATTTCATTTGTGAGAACTTCATTTTTGGCCTTATCAAGATCATCTAACAAATCAAGAATCTTCTGTGCATCCGTTTGAGACTGTCCAAGATTGCGCTTATTAGCCAACAACTCTTCAAGCCTTGTTTCGTCAGCCTCGGTATCAGACTTAGCAATCTTGGCCTCACACTCAGCTAACTCCTGCCTGAGTGCGGTCTCTTCGGATTTTAGTCTTGTTCTTGTTGCTGCTGTCTCCATACCAGCCATGTTGATTTCAAGCGCCTCTATTTGCGCCATCACGCCGATATATTCATCATCACCTGATATGTCAATGAATAATGGAAGTGCGTTATATTCTTCTTCAAGCTTGGTAAGCTTTGTTCCTATATCAGCAATAGTCTTTCGATTGAGTTCATTGCATTTCTTAAGTTTTTCTATATGCTTCTCAATCTCCTTGATCTTCTGAGCTACGGCCTTGCCATCAGCCTCAACTGCTGCCAGTCGCTCGGCTTGATTCTGTGCAAAATCACTCTTAAGTCTTTCAATATCTTCTGCTGGAAATTCTCTATGGCAAGTTGGACATATGGTAGTAAGTTCGTTAAACTTCTCAGCATTAACAGATTTCCATTCAGCCACTAGTTTTTCTTTCTTTGATTTCCAAATACTCAAAGTTCTTGTTGACTGGTCAATATCCCAATCGTTATCAGAAATTCCCTGGATTACATTCATCTGAGTGATCTTGCAATCATCTATCGCACTTCTAAGTGCTGCTCTCTTGCAATCAAGATTTTCATTTGCTTTGTTCTGCATCGCAGATATTTCAAGCTTTAGTTTCAAAATTTTGTCTGCGATCTCATCATGTTCAGCAGCTACCTTATCCATGTCCAGCTGATCTTCTGTGACCTTGTTCAGTTTTTCTTTAATTGCATTTTTCTGCAATTCCAAGGTGGATATATCTATTGACTGTTTGATCTGTATATCCCTTTCCTTTTCCGCAATCTGTCCATCAAGAACTGGTAACTCCTTTGCAGCTTTGGACTTTGTAGCCTTATTCATTGCTGAAAGTTCGTCCGCCGTATACCTTTCAAGGAGTGGAACAAGTTCAGCAAGTTCAACCTTGCTTTTTGCGACGTCAACATCTGATACGCCATCTACAAGCGCAAACAGAAAATCTCGCATTTCTGCTGGTTTCTTTGCCAAAAATGCATTGATGTTACTACACATCTTGAGAATAGACATATCAGCGTCAAGATATGCATTAAAATCCCTTAATGTCTTAGGCACATCGTTGATTGAATAAGAATTATCATCCTTGTAACTGCTGCCATCTTTGCTATATTTTCTCTTCTGAGACTTACGCATGACGACTTCCTTACCATCAACGTCAAACACAGCTGTGACCGATACGTCTGTGTCATCCACAGTTTTGCCATCAATCATACGGCGAATAGGTGGATTATCAGCAAGTTGATAATCACAGTTGAATAACAGCCACATATAAGCGTTAGTTATTGAGGATTTCCCTTTGCCGTTAGAAGCAGCAATCTTAGTGTTATTCCCGAAAACAACTTCCTTATGTGCATAACACATGAAGTTCTCTAAAATTAACTTTTTCAAACTGATTTTCATTTTTTATCTACCTCCAGTGGCAATTCACCAAGTATAATAAGTACCACATCCAGATCTATATACTTTTCTCTTCTTGCTACACTTATGAGCACATCGGCTCTCGTCTCCATATCTATTAATTCCTCATATCTATCACGAGGAATAGTCACACTGTCTGCGCTGCTGTTATTACATGTCCCTTCGCAACTAATTTCCATCTTCTTTCTCCTTTCTTTCTTCAAGCACTTCAAATCTTGAGACAGATACCTCATAAGCTGTCTTTTTCTCTTCGGTGCCATCCTCATAAAATTTGTTGTATTCCCTTGACTGAAATCTACCAGATATGCCGACAATAGAGTTAAGCGGTACTCTTGCAAATAGTTCAGCATTGTTACCCCATAAAAGAATAGGAATTAGATTTCCTATCCTATTAGGAAGATTATTGATTACCCTAGTGTCACAAACCCTATATCCTCTAGGTGTTGCCCTGATCTCTACATCGGCAAACTTGTGGGCAATAAAATCGACTCTGTTTTTATCACATGCATAGGGCTTGACCTCATGTACCTCTATATATACTTTTGTGTGATTTACACCTGTTGAATCGACAACATGCTTAGTGCGGATATGCCCGACTACCTCTACATAATCAAATTTGCTGATATATGAGACCTTACTATCTTCAATATAACAAGGCACTAAATCCTCTGTTCCACTCAGTCGCCTTGCACTTATAATCACGCGATAATACGACTTATTACCTACTGAGAACTCATATATAGGTGTATCAACAACACATCCAGCGATCACCGCATTATTGTTTGGCCAATCGCTAATATTTTTTTCTCTCATTCCTTTCCTCCTCTATAGTTTCCATCTTTTGTTCAACTGCCAGCATTGTAAAAACCAATCCTGCAAATGCCAAAATAATCAATATCTTTGTCCAAATGGGTAAATGAATGTTAAATAGTTCCACCCCTACAGGTACGAATATGATGGCTACATAAAACATAATGGCCATCAGTGTGCACAAGACACGAATTATAATCGTGTCTAAATTTCTTCCCACGCAATCACCTCCTGGCATCACAATACTGACCCATATTCATCTGAGAATTAGCATTGTTTATCTGTTCGGCAAGTGCCGTGGGTGCTGAATAGCTACTGATAAAGTTCTGAACATCATCTATATACCTACGCTTGATACTCTTATAAGTAGAAACACAGCCAAATTCACGCTTGAGCTGACCATACATATCTCTAAATGTCTGCGATCTTATGCTCCTGTCGGCGTATGCCTCACTATCTTTACCACCTAAGATTGATACCACCTTGCGCTTGACGAGTTTTTGAACCTCGTCTATTTCGCAACCGTATAAAGGCATATCGTTCTCCAACCTGTCCACCCTCTCTGACAGTTCAGTGTTGCCCTGAGCAAGTAACTGAATCTGCTCCAGCGTTGTAAGTGGCTTATTGTAGCCGCCTGTTTTGCGAATTGACGGCAACACCTCGTTCATTACCCAGTTTTCAAATTTTTCAGCACTAGGCAACTTAGACTTCATAATAAGTCGGTACAAATCTCCCTCATTTATGTAAGACATTTGCTGCATACCACTAGATGTAGGGGTGTCACGTTTTGTTACTCCCTTACAATGGTCCTTTACTGCCTTGCGTGGGTTTGCATACCCTAGTGCCATTGCTACGTCAGTTGCAACAAAAAATGGCTTGCTATCAATTTCTATAGTTCGGATTTCCCCAAACTCGTTGCTACTGAATATCTGTAACTCGTTCATTGTTCTCCTTTCTATCTTGATATGATACGCACTATCATTACATGATAGTTTTAATGTAAAAAAATATCTGATTTTTCTACATCAGTCATGCCAAGAAAATTTCCAAGATCTTCAAGCTCAGTGATAGAAAAGTCCGTTTTGCCGTTCATTTTTGAATTAAATGTAGCAATGCTTTTATCAATAGCACTTGCACACTGGCAATAATTCTTTCCTTTCTCTCTTATTACTCCCTTGAGTTTTGGCAAGTTCATATTGTACCCTCCTTTCTTTCATATCGTGATTATAATATATCATATTACGATTGTTTCGTCAATCGTTTTATGAAAGTTTTTTACAATAAATGTTTACAAAACTATCATATTGTGATAGTATTATAGTATCAAATAAGAAAGGAGGCAATTATCATGGCTAGCCAGTTCGGATTGAGAGTTGGTAACAACATCCGCAATTATAGGTTAGCAAAAGGAATGAGTATGAGGGAACTTGCTGGAAAAGTTGGTCTTACCGAGGCTACTATTCAAAAATATGAAACAGGTGCAATAAAAACACTTGATGTAAGCATGTTGATGAAGTTTGCAGAAGCCTTAAATATTCCACCAGAAGATGTTGTTGGTTGGGATAAGGTTGAGAAGAGAAACGATGAAAGCATGGAAGTAATGAAAAAGTACAACTTGCTTACAGATGGTCATAAGAAAGCTGTACTTGATCTAATTAATAACCTTATACAATGTCAGAGCTAAGTGAAGTATAATTGATTTAGTATTTCATAGACTCTTTGACATTCCTTTTGGGGGAGAACTTGTAGGAGTTGGTCAATTTCCTTTACAAGTTCTCCTTTTTCTTTTGAAGTTATGTTATTTCCCATATCTTTACCCCTCCCATACAAATTTGCTATCATTTGTATACTTACATTATATGTGCAAATAAATTAAAATAGAAGTCTAATTTTTTGTCATAATATATGGTAATTTGGGGAAATGCATGGTACTATGACAATATTATATACTACTTTGGTGAGGTGAATACAAATGAGTAACTTTTTAATTGTGTTTGGAGCAATAATAATGTTTTTAGGGGCTGGCATATGTGTAGCATTGACTATAATATTATTATGTAAAAATAAAAAGGCTATGCCATTTATAATAGGCATTTTTGGCTCTATGATTGTTGGTGGAATATTACTTGGAATAGGTTGTGTGAACCAACCTAAATCGGAGCATAAAAAAGTTGCTTATAATACTACGGAAATGGTTACTACTGAAAAAACCACAACTGAAGAGACAACTGAGACGCCAACCACGGAAGAAGCAACTGAGGAGGAAACAGAGACTACTACTGAAGAGGTTAATGCAACGGATATATCTGGTTTGCAATTTCAATCTTACTGGGATATGGCCAAAGAAACTGTTGAAAGTTGCTTGAAAAATCCTAAGTCGGCAGATTTCCCATCTTCTGTTTTTGGTCAGGGCGATATTGCAATGGAAAGAAAAGGGCACCTTGTTGTAGTTCAAAGTTATGTGTATAGCACAAATTCATTTGGAGCTGAGGTTAAAAGTGATTTTACTGTAGAAATGTTAGTATATGATACTGACAATTTTATATATGATGTTGTCTATCTCAATATTGATGGAGAGACAAATGGAGAATATGTGAGTCTTGACGAATGGGATGAAACAAATACAAGCGGAGAAAGTGAGTAATCACAATCTCCGCTTTTCCTTAATAATTTGTTCCTATGCAAAGGAAAATATAATCCACATCTGTTGATGTCTTAGCATCTTTGGAATTAAACGCAAGTGTTAAGGTAAAATTATTATCACTGATTGTACCCCATGGGAAACTACTCGGAGTATGTACAAAAATCGGTTCACCTTGTGTTGACATCATTATAGGCACTACTTCTTTTGTTCCTTCTGGTACGGCAATACTTATTGTTGCTTCTACATACTCATTGTTATTTGGCACGGTAAAAGAAGCTGATAAAACATCTATTAATGACTTTGTTTGCAACACAGGGATTAATTCGTTAATGTTTGATGTGATTGCATTAATAAGTCCTGCATTAAAATCGTCACCTGTTTGATCATATTCTGTTACATCTTCAAAACTTACCGTACCATCGGAGTTGTGAATCATGTTGTATCTTCTTTTTCCATTCATTTCGGATGACAGTATATCATCTCTATAGTCATTATTTAATTCCTGCATAATATATTACCTCCTATATTCTAATGTCTTTATATGCTCCCATTCTGAATGGAATGCGTTTTCTCGTTTGTCTTATTCTGTCAAGCATATCTTTTATTTTTTGGCAAGCATTTTCAAGTCGGCTTATCTCTTCGGAGCCAATAAATGCACCATTGTCATAGAATGTTTGCTTAACACCTATATCTTGAGGGAATACAGTGTTATTAATTCGATCAAGATTGTTTTCAAATTTATTAAATTCATCTGCATAATAAAAATCTGTGTAAGTTTTATCTGCACCCATATCTTCAAAGTTTACAACCGGTGCACACAAAAGTTCTGCTTGTTCCTTTAAATAATATATATTATTCTTAATTCTGTTGTAGTCGGAACATTCAAATACATCGCCGCTTTTCCAGTCTGTTTTAGATTCATTCCACAATTAATCCACCGCCTTTCTAGCACTAAGTTTCCCACTCCATGCACCATTGAATGAAAGTTCGTTTTGATATGTTTTAATTTTTATTTTGTCACCATTCGCCTTGACCATATTGAATAAATCCCCAGCATCTACGCTAGGGTCTCCACGCCAACTTATTGAATAATCAACTGCACCTAGGTAATAATTCGCTAACCAATCATCAAGCAAACTAGCTACTTCTGTATTATCAACAAGTGGGTTGTTCCAATTAACTGTTTTGGCTCCGTTGTTATTGTATCTATGGGTTAATCCTTTAGTGTCCACAACATACTCATATCCACTGACTGTGTACGTAAGTGTTGTATCTTTGTCAGTTAGTCCATCAAATTTTAACATGCAATAATAGGCACCACTTTCTACAACTGTAACTGTCACATTACTTGCATCAGTGATGGCGGTATAACCGTGACTAGGTGCTGAAAAGTCAACTTTCACAATATTGTTGTTTGAATTGACAGTAATTTTTTCGGACACAAGTTCTTTTTTGTCGGTGCCGGGTTTATATGATTGTTTTTGAACGGTAATTGACTTTAATTTATCTTCCATCGTAACAGTTGGTGTATCAAACATATCATCTTTGGACAGTTCATAGTCTGTTGCGTCACCAATTCCAACATAGTCTATTGACACTCTTGCGTATGGCTCAACTTTAGTAAACTCTATAACAACTTTGTTCGCAGAGCCATAACGATTGTAGTCTGTCCAGTTAAGGCTATCTACATCGGTAATAACAACATCATCAACAAGCGTATCATTATCATAAGTTTTTATAGTAAATTCAAGAGGTTTACAATTTCTAAAATTAATTATAAATCCATACCAACTGTAAGATATATCTAAATTGAGAGTAATTGTAGGATTTGCAGAAAACTCGCCAATGCCGTTTGCTATTTCCTTGCTCACATATCCTACTTCTTTATATATTTTGTTTTTAGGTAAAAAACAAAGGTTCCCGCTATCAAGTCGTGAAAACCCGGTACTGCACATTGCGTAAGCTGTTTTCATGCTCTGCACCTTCTCCTATTCTACGCATAAGTCCATCGTGAACGAGTGTTTTTCACCGGGCTGTAATGTTACCGGTTCAATAACCTCACGTGCCAACATTATTGCTCCCGTGAAAGCACTTGCATAACTCGCATATAATCCAACCTCTGATATGGTTAGTGGTGCATTGCCTGTGTTTCGAATGACTCTAGTTATGGTCATAATAGAGCTTGAGAATTTCAGTGGCACATCTTTAGTTTGTGTGATGATCTCATAGTCTTCTGTCACATTTTCAAGCTTTATATCTGCCGCTGTTGCTGGTGTTGTACCTGCCCCTAACACTATATAAACTCCGGTTATGGCTGAGCTAGGCGCATTTTTTAAAAGCAACGATGCACCAAACAGCTGTCTAAACCAAGCGTAACTTGCGCTAGCTGTTTTATTTTCTGTGGTTTTACACACAGTATAATTGTCTGAACCCAGTTGACAGTTTAGGCTGACAAGACCGGCGAAATTATTTGTCAACATATATATACTTCCTCCTTTAATCCAATGTATTATCTATCTTGTGTGTCACTCGGCACTGCACCACACCGGATATCATTGTTGTGCTTAATATCTGAGAGTTCGATGTACCTGTCGGTATCTTTCCAATATTCTCCGCCATCACATCTGCCGAATCTGTTGGTTCTGTAGCCACTCCTTTTTCAGTGATAGCTGTGGCTATCTTGGTATTTCTATCACTGACAGATTTTTTTACTTCTGCAACTTCATCTGATATTGTTTTTATACTTTTGTCTATCTTGTCCATGTCTCCTGTGTAATCTGTTCGCCAATCTGGAATATCATCATTACCGAATTGGCATAATCCAAGATTCTCCGTTTTATTTTGCGATGCCAAAAAATCACCTCTCTACTATTTAAGTTTAAATTTTGCTTGTGTAGCATACTCATAAGCTGTTAATTTATATGTATCATACCTGCTTGCTGTCAGCCTTAACATTGCATACTGTTTAGCTGTCAATGCTCCATTATCATCATGTAACACGCTGTCAATATCACTAAAATCTAATTGTCCATTTGATGATATTGTTTTTGTGGGTGTAATTGCGGATTGTATATGAATCCTATTTTGCCTGTCAATGGACAAAGTGCATCTGCCGGCATTGGCAATTATCTGCAAACACTCTGCGTGCGTAGCAACTGGTAACGGATTGTGTGTTACAGTATTTTTAAGAAAATTATCAAGAAAATAGTTACTACTGTCTGTAATTCCTGCATCTGCCAATACTAGCAGTGCCAAATCGTACAAGCTAATCCCATTTGCATAATACTGACCTTTATAGTATTGCCCGGTTAACAATGTAAATCTATCTGTAGCATTAAATGTCGCTTCTCTACTATTAGCCGACCATGCGGATAAGTAAGTGGTTTGCTCCGGCAACCATTCAATATTGCCCTGTCCGTCTACATCATAGCCAAACTGTACTTTAACCTCTTGACCGATTCCCATATACTGTATTGCACTGTCTGGATTGTCTGGATCGTAATATTGATCTTGATTATCAACTTTAATCATAACATCCATTGATGGTATGGTTTCTGCTATTGGAGATACATATTCTTTGCTACTGTAGTCCATTACCTCTTCGTTGGTAAATGTTTTTGCAAGACCACACTTAAATGAGTATATTCTCAATCTATTCTGCCCGTAACGCATTTGAGTTGGTTCGATTGTAATAAATGTTATGTCTGTAAAAACATCTTCCGTTGTCCACACTTCGTCAGCATTACGATAACGTGTAGTGCCATTGTTAGTAATAACATCAAATTCAGTCGGATAACATTTTCCAAAATTGACAGTCAAGCCCTTAATAATATGCGAATTTGCTAGCACCATTGTAACTGTTCCCATAATATCAGCAGTTACAATGCCGTTGTTATAGTAATCGGTGCCAGTTCTAGGCAAGAAAAAAGCATTGCCATCGAGGACAGCAATGCCAGGTTCTGCTGTAGCATATATTCTAGTTACTTCTTCGCCATCAAAAGGGGCAATGTCATTAGAATATTCTACTGTTTTTGTTTGTTTGTCTAGTTTTATTTCGTTTTGGGCTCGGGAATTTACAAGGCCTATTGTTGCTTTGATATAACCTCTGTTTCGGTTAAGGGACTTCATAGATTCCTTATATTTTTTGCTTACATTTTGCATTACATCACCTACCAGTATCTATAAGGTTGAACTGACAGTTACGATATTTAGTTACTATGTGCGATTTTGGACTTGCAAACAATGGTTCTGCTGTTCTGTCGCCTGGGTACATTATAATTGTTATCGGTTTACCTGTGCGATAATCTTCAAATGTAACTGGAATATAAAATGGTTCAACCGCTTTTAACATTGCTTGCCAAATTTTTGGTTCAAGGCCGACCCACTTCATGTTATCCAACTTGTATAAGTCTCTGCCAATCCTTTGACCGATAGTTACATTGTTAGCATTACGGCCGGCATTAACTGTCGTTGTAATAGTATAAGTAAAGCCAACAGCGGGACATGGAAAGTCCACACCGTTGACATTTAAAAAACTTGATAATCCTTGTGCCATATTATCACCTCTATGCTGTTGTAAATTGATGACCGTTACGTGATCTACGCCTATCCGTTTCGCTGACAAGGGTTCGACCATCAATATTGATAGATGTATCTTTATCTGCTGTTTCCCTTGTATTCCGAGCAATTTGGGAGAGATAAGGCGTAAGTGCATCATCAACTGCTTGTCTAACTCCATTGGCAATGCCGGCGGTAATCTGTTCATTGTTCGCAACAACAGACTTGCCGTTGTCGAATTTACCCATAATCTCGCCTTGATTTGCCCTAAACCAACCATCCTCCGGGAAACCGCCAGTTGCATATGTTGGCATAAAGCTAAATGTACCAGACATTGCTTGCTTAAGTGGGTCTGATGCTTGCTTAACATTGAATTTTATTTCTTTTTGGGACATACCCATAAAAATTTTGTTTGCGGCATTTTCACCAAGTTTTTTTAAGCCCTCATCTGTCTGTGTCTTAATATTGTACTGTACACTTTTGCCAGTAAAGTTCTTTTGCAATGTATCGTTAATTGACTTAACCGCACTACCGCTAGTTGTTGGCTTGCCGTTAACAGCGGTATTTGCATTATACTTAACTGTTTTATCTTTCCAGTACCGACTGAAAATATTGGATATGCTAGAAAGTTTTTCACCTGTAGTTGCATTTTGACCGTTTATAGCGGTTTGCGCATCATACTTAGCACTCTTGCCTTTCCATACAGATGACCACCGATTAGCTATTCCAGATAAGATGCTGCTACTTGGTGTATTTTGTCCATTTGTGGCGGTTTGCGCATCGTACCTAGCATTCTTGCCTCTCCAAGTATCGGCCCATAATTTTCCTATATTTCTTATGGTCGCTACGTTGTCTGTCTTATTATCATTTACTGATGTGTCTACATTGTAATCAACGTTTTTCCCACCAAAAATTGAGATCGCACCGCGAACTGATTTATTCAGTTTTTTATAGTCTTTATCAGTCTTTCCATTGGTGGTCGTATCAATATTAAACTTGCTGCTTATAATTCCTGATAATCCAACTATAGGGCTTGTTTTCATTCCGAATTTTGCAACACTGCTTAATTTGTCCGCAATTTTCTTGAGATATTCCCAAAGTGTTTTCAATTTCTCGGTAATTGAATTTAAAACAGGCTTAATAATATCCCATGCAATTTGAACTTTTGCACTTATATCCGCAATTTTTTTAACAATCCAGTTACCAATTAATTGCCGAATAACTGAACTAATTGCTGATGCAACAGCCAATATAGGTGAAAGCACAGTTTTTATTGAATTTAATGCCGGAGAAATTTTTTCACCTATTGCATTGGCAACTTTTGAAATAACCGAATAAACCGTACTTAACAAATTTGAGACTGTGCTTAATGCGGGTTTTAATACTGTTACAACCTTATCTGTATATGGAGACAACTTGCCCACACCAGATTTGATCTTGTTGATTATATCTACAATTAAATTCATTGGTGCAATAATATATTCAAGTGCTTTTTTTATGCCCTTGAATAATTTTGAATTGGATATTTTGCTATATGCACCTTCTCCAAATACTTTATCAATTATTGCTTGGCCTACACCTTCATAAATTTGCAATGGTATTTTAGGAATTTCTTTTGCCATAGTGGCAATTAGTGAGCCTAAATTCCAAACAAGATTTCCCCAGTTTATACCGCAAATAAAATCAACAACTTTTTGCCCTAATTTTTGCCAGAGATTATCCTTATTTGCGGTATCAAAAGCACTAACAACATATTTACATATGCCTATAGCAAAATTAGACAATGTTGCTCCTGTAAGCCCAGCATCCCAGGTATTGAGAAATCCAGTTATTGAAGATATAAGCGATTTACCCAAGTTTTTCCAATCAAAATTGATCGCAAAAGTATTCCCAGCACTAAGCGCTGTATTTATTGCGCCGGCAATTGTTGAACCGAGATTAGAAAACAATCTCGGAGTAATGAGGCCATTCAAGAAGTCGGCAAGTCCTTTGCCAAAATTTTTTGCCTTTTTGTATACCTTATTCCACTTAATAGATTCCATTGCCTTAGACAAACTATCACTGATATACTTGCCTAATTGGTTAAGGTTTTTGATGCTAGACTTGTAAAGTCCCTCTGTTTCTTTTATTTGGTATTTAAGTCCATTGTTGCCACCAGCACCGCTTACACCAGTGCCTCCACCAGAACCACCACCACCGTTTGTGCCTGTGTCTTTATCCGGTTCGACCACGTTCAACTCATCAATACCAAGAAGATGTGTTTTTAAATCTTTGGCCGCTTTAGCGGCTTTTTTAGTTCCGCTTGCCATATCATCAGCAGCACCGGCAGCACCTTCAAAATCATCAGATATAGAACCCTTTTGTATCTCTAGTTTCCATCCAAAAATTGCACCAAGGGCATTTACAACTTTTTCGGAAAAAGTGTAAACCGCCGATAAAGCCTTATTAAGAGCCTGTACAAGCGGTTTTAACATATTGACAAATGCATTACCCCATACGCCAGCAACTGCCTTTATTTGTTCCTGTAAGATGCGTAACTGGTTAGCCCATGTCTGGCTAGTACGCGCAAAATCCCCCTGTACATTCTTGGTGTTATCCATGACGTACTGGTATCTCAGCATTGTTTTTTCTAGCTGAGACATAGAGGATATATTGGCGTCAAGACCTTTTTTCATTGCATACTCTTTGAGGGTTGCATTTGTGAGGTCAATACCAAAAGCTCGCATAGGCTCCGTCTCGCCTGTAAATATCGACCACAACTTACGTGAGCTTTCTTCCTGTGAAATGTTGTAGAATGAAGCTAAGTCGGCTGACAGTGCAGTAAGTTGTATCGACATATCAGACATATCTTTAACAGGGGCTCCCATTGCGAGTCCCATAGCTTGAAATCTACCAGCTGTCTGTTTTGCCGACAATTCTGACATTCCATACGTCTTTATCGACGTTTTTGAAAACTGCTCTAATTTGTCTGTGTATTGGCCAAAAGTATTAACAACGACATTCTGCACCTCAGTAAGGTCAGAGGAAATGTCTATGGCTTTTTTGAATCCACTTAAAACTCTTTGCGCTGCCCAAAATGTTGCATAGATTTTTCCAACTGCCGATGCAAGGCTCCATATATGTTTTCTAGCACTTTTAGCGCTGTTGCCCATACCGGAAAAACTGTTTTGTATGCCTCTGCTTGCACTTGCCGTTCTACTTCCTTGTGCTGCCAGATTTGCAAGTGCATGAGTCATTTGTATTACATTTTGTGAAACTTGTGGTGCTGTAGCCATAACTTGCATAAACTTCTTAAGTTCTGCTGCAAGTGTCCCTAGTCCACCTGCTGTTTGTGTGGCTTTTGCACCTACTGATGCAAGATTGCCAAGTGCAGTGGTCATCTGTATTGTTCCAGTGGATAATTGCGGTGCAAGTGCCATGGTATTAAACAGATTGCGAAGCGTAACGGACAACTGTGGCAATGCTGCTGATACGATACTTGCTTTTTGCCCAGAATTTGCAAGTCTACCAACTGCATTGGTGAGCTGTATTACATTTGTGCTAACGTTCTGTGCACCCTGTAACGTGCTAGATAAGCCTACAATTGCATTTCCAAGTTGGCCTATAGCATTTATATTCATGCCGTTAATGTTCGAATTAGACAGCCTTGTAATGGAATTAATGAAGTTCGTAAGGCCCTTGTTGTTGAACTGCATGTTTCCTAATACTGATACACTGGAGGCAAGTGGGCTTATGCTATTTGCAACCGCTGTAAGTTTTGCGCTGTTGATGTTTTCAAATTGCTTTATACCCTTGGCAGCTCTGTTAAAATCAGGCATTTTTACATTTTTTATTGCATTCATGCCCTGTGCAAGCTGGTTCATGCCCTGTGCAAACTTGGCTATACCATTACTATCAATTCCTTGCAATGTCTTAGACAGTGTGCCGAGCTTATTTGACAGTTTATCTACTGCATTAACCGCCTGTGTTGCACTTGCATGTATTTTAACTTCAAGATTATCTACTGTTGCCATGTTTCACCGCCTTGTTGTAATAAAAAAGACGGCAAAAACATCAGTCCTTGCCGTCAATCATATTGTGTGTCCTATCCCATTCTTGTTTTGCCTTTAATCGTTCTTCAATAAACTCATTTCTAAGTCTATTTACCCTATCTTCTTCATTTTCCATAAGTGGAGCTTTAAGATATTCTGAACTTGCTTTCTTGCCATTAAGGCAATGATCTATTGCAAAGCAAAGAGCAGATCTGACATACGTTCCTACCCATGCATATACTTGTGAGTCGCGTTCTTTTTCTGCCATATGATATGCTTTTTCATATGGCTCAAGGTCTGCTGGGCAAGATTTGTCAATATCCTCAACTGTAAGTCCATAGCCTTTGGTCATCATTAACCAACGTGGTCGTATTTCGTTACAGTAATTTTCGTAATTAAAATCTTTGTTATCCTGTTCAAGGATTATTTCTGTGCCTGATTCTGCACTTTTGCTGTCTCTTCCTCGAACAGTCTCTTTAAAAAACCATTGTGAAGCATCTCATTTGAGACATCCTCCTGGAGTTTAAGAAAATCTCCATTTTCCTCGTCTACAAAATGGTCAAGCATATCCTCAACCTTACTAAGCTGTTCGTCACGACCTTTTCCTGTAGTTAAGTTGTAGCCGAACTCATCTGAATGGTTAGCCTGTAATCCAGCAAGTAAGATTTGTGGCATTAGCAAATACATTTGCTCCATTCCCTCTATTGCTCCAACTCCATCGTCTGTACTTGACTGCGTTACTCCAATTCTTGCCAGCTTGCTGATAAATCCAGCCCTAGCTACTGCCTTATTACCAAACTTAATATTGTATTCCTTGCCATTCATTGTAATTGTCATAATATTTTCCTTTCCTCCTACTCTTAATAGGAAAGGGGCAGTCCGAAAACCGCCCCTTGTTTGCTTAATACGTATAATCAGCCGGTTTTATATCTTTTGTATCGTCATCACTCAGCACGGCTGTATCTGAGCGGTTTGTTATTCCCCCGGTGTAAAAGCTACCTTTGTATCAAAGCCGACAAGGTCTTCGAGTATAAGGTTAATCTCAACCGTTAAGAGCTCATTCTGACCCTTTGAAGCTACTGGAAGAACTGATGGCGGCTGAGCCTTGATAAACTCTGCCTTGGTAAATCCAGGTGTGATCGTCTCAAACCACATAGATTTGCCTGTTCCCTCTAACTTTTTGTACTCTTCAAGCACCTTTTCCCACTCCGTCAGTGTATCTGGTGTCCAGTTGACTGTTACTGTGTATGTATCAGATACAGTGGTTCTACCAGATATGTTTCTTGTGGAATAATCTTCAAGAGCCGAAGCGTCAATAGCCTCTGGTTCTGCTGTAGCATCGCCAAGCTCATTGATTCTGGTCAACTGAGTAAATTTGGTCGGCTTTTCTCCTGCGGTTGTTTCAACACCATAGCCAAAAGTAATACCCAGTGTACTTAATCCTGGTACTGCCATGTCTTTACCTCCTTAAAAATGTGCATAAAAAAAGAGCCACATGGCTCTAATTGCTAACTATAATATTGTGTCACCAGCCCCAAACACACGGCTGAATCGCATGTTACATATATAGGTTCCACCATTAACACTGTATTGAGGTGTTCCGGCGACCGAAAATCTCATTTGTTTATATATGTCCGTTATTTTGGACACAATCTTTCTACATTCGCTGTGATTCTTGTTAGAAGTCACATCAACCTGTATTGTTTCTCTTACAGCGTTGATTGTCTGTCCCTCTAAATCTTGTCCCAACTCCATTCCAGGTAGTTCGTGAATATAGACTGTTGGGAATACTGCCGGTTGATCTGATTCACCTTTATTTGTAACGTTAAGCGTTGGGTATTTATCCTTAAGTTGTTCTGTTGCTTTGGCCTTGACAATGCTATATATTGTCGGGCCAAGTTCTATTGCCCATGCATTATCCATTGTCAAACACCTCTTTCACAACGTTCTTGACTTTTCTTTCAAGTTCACGAGCAGTATTGTACATATATGGCCTAGATGGCATACCCTCGGTGAACCACCAATGGCCATTGTCGTCCCTGTAAAACCAGCCAATTCGACCATCTTTGAGTTGATGTATTGTTTGACCGCTTGCATATTGCCAAGATACTCCCGGAGGTAATTCGCCTTTGTATGGTTTCTTTTGCCCTATAACACCAGTTCCAAACTCAACAAATGCTGCGTGATCTGTTCCGGCTACAACCGCCCAAATATGACTACCCTCTGTATCTGTAATACACTCTGATTGTATACTTTCAATCAACTCGCCTTTAAAAATAGCATCTAAATTCGCCAATTGCACTCTAGCAACTTCTACACCATCATCAGCCAATCTTTCAGCAATAACGGCGCATTTATGGTCAAGCCTTGTTTGATAGGCTTTAAGCTCCTTGATTGCATTCTGTAAACTACTCACAGACAAAGATACATCTATTGTTTTTTTCACTTGACCACCGCCTTGAGGACATATTTTGTTGACCGCAAAGCTGGCTTAACTCCTACAACTGTAAAATCAGCAGAAGTTTTATCAATATAGCCATCCTCTGTGTATTCAACTTTGCTATCAAGCCATATAATGTCACTTTTTTTGATAGGGTATGCTCCTCTATCTGTAACTATGATTGCATCAAAATCGTTGACATCAAAGCCATATTCTTTCGCTTGTGCTTCACCGCCAGAGAAAGAGATATTAGCCCTAAATGATACAGGCTCTTCGTATGATATTTCCTTATGGTCTATAAGAGGTATTTTTTGTCCCTCTTCTGTGATGAAATACTTTATATTGCCGTCATCATCTTTTTCGTATATCTCCACCTCTTTGCCGTAAGGAGCATACTTCATAGATTGTTTATTAATCTCAAGTGACATTACTTCACATCCTTGCCAAATCGTTTCCAAAGCTCAGATAACTTTTCCCAACCATACATTGCCACAAATGCAACTACAAATCCGGCTAGGATAGCTGCAAGAATCATATACCATAGTATTGTCATATGTATGTACTGCATATAGGCGATAAAAGCCACAACAGTAATACCTATGGACAGCACAAGCACCAATATGTCGGTTGGTATCTTCTTAAATACACCTACGCCCTTGATTACTTGTGTAATTACCGCCACAACAAATGTAAGTGCGCCTATGATAGACACTATAATAGCCATATTGGCTACAAGACTTTGTATAACATCCATTTTTACACCTCCTTGCTTTCATTGAGTCGTGCCTCCATTCCATCTATGCGATGATGAAGTGACTTGACGCTTTCCTCAACTTTAATAATTCTGTTGTCGTGGGAATTAAGCTCTTTTCTCATTTCCACAACTTCATCTTTTATTTCCTTAGTGTTGCTAGATATGGTATCTAATTTCATATTTATGCGGGTGTTTTCTCGGACTCTATCCTCTAGGTCTGAGTTATCAGTTCTTCTATTATTCTTGATATTCAGCACAAGGCTAATAATTCCAAAAAAAATAGAGAAAGTAACCGATATGATGCTGATAATTATTGCTACTGGCATATATCTACCGCCTTTCTCTTATGTTTGCATACTGCCCACCACCACCATAATGTATGCCCTCTGCTACCGTTGGGTAACGCACAATCTTCTATAATATCTCAACAAAGGGGAATACATCAGCTAGCAGCTTATTTCTGTCAATCCAACTGCGACTGACTCCATTTTCGCCAAAACTTGCCATGTATTCCTCACCAGCTTGAGATAAGTCATATACAACCAAGCTGACTATATTGGTAGTATATCGTTTCATATCTTCTTCTATTTGCTCATCTGTGTAATCAGATGGGTAATTACGCTTGTTGCGTATTTCCTGTTTAATCTCTTCAATATGTTGCTCTATTCTTGGATTATCCTGTAGATCAGTCCACTTGATAGAGCCATCGTCGCCGACTTCATATTGACCTTTTCGTATTTTGACCTGCTCTACCAATGTGTATTCCATGACTACCTCCTACAAATCGAAATGAGCTATAAGCATTTCTTTTAATGCGCCGCCTGTCATGTTTTCGGCGTTATCTATGCCCTCTGATATTGCAAGCGCTTTTAAATCGTCTGTTGACATTCTGTTGATCTCGGTCTTGGTATGATTAGCAAGACCAGAATCAGTTTTTTCTGTTTCTGGGACGTTATTTCCGGCATCATACCATACTCCATCTTTTACAACGATATAGGGATATATCATAAGTTACCTCCTACTCATGATGAACTTCAATTACGGCAGTGCTATCCATATTCTCATAAGATGGCAAAACAACCTCAGACGCAAATGTTGACATCTTCATTGGTGGGCCATACTCTGTCTTTGTAGCAACTGTAATTCCTGTACCATACTGGGTTACATCAACATCTGCTACCTGTCTTGCAGTTCTCTCTTCTGGTGTAGTGCCGAACCATGTATTGCCAAGATTACCCTCTGGAAGAAGTGTAACCTTATTATCTGGATAGAAATACTGTTCCTTGCCCTCATCGTCAATGTACATCTTATCGTAAAGCACGATAGTAAGTTTTGTTCTCTTCTGCACTACTGAAATAACAGTATCATCATCAACCTCAATAGTTGCTGTAAGGTTTTGTGCAAGGATTGAGTTTCTTATCTGTGCATTGTCAAGAAGATACTGGAATGTATTGCTGTTCATAAGCACATATCTAGCAATCTTGCCTTGCTTTTGTAACTTCTTTCTTGCATTGTTAAGGTCTGTAAGTGGCTTTGAATTAGCTGTATCACTCCACATGCTTGTTCCGTCAAGCTTGATATAATGATCCGTAGTGTATGACCCGTCAGAATCATAATCATAGGAATACTGAACGCCATCGCTCTTAATGGTGATAACAGGATGTCCATTTACTGTTGAAAGAAGAGCCATTCTCATTCTCTCTGGAACAACTTCCGCACCGCTTACAAGTCTGCTTGTGTCGTCATATACTGCACTAAGAGCACTTGCAAGGTATGGATCATCAGCAGTGTTTGCTCTTTCTATTTCAAGCATTTCTGCTTCACCTATGGTCATTCCCTCACGGAAAAATGCCATCTGTGTCTTTTCCTTAGAAAGTCCCTCTCTAGCTCTGATTGTTGGAATTGAATCAAAGTTAGATGGTGCAAGAGATACAGGAAGTCCCTTATGTGTTTTTATCCATTGCAGGTCAAGTCCCTGTTTCTTTCTCTCTGGAAACCACTGTAATCCAAGATATGGAATCTGATTACTTGCGTTTTCTGTTGCTGATAGCGCAATTGACTTACTGTCAATAACTTCATTTACTAACATATGTTTTACCTCCTGAACTACTCAAATACGATCATTGGCAGAGCTGTTTTGACCGCTGCATCGTATGTTACTCCTGAATGTTTTTCTGCAACTGTTGTGTTAAGATATGCTTTCTTAAGAAGAACTCCCTGTGGTCTATCTTCTGTCACGTCAAATCGAAGTATGCCGACTACCGTTGCTGTGTTATCAACCTTGCCGTCTTTACCAATCGGAGTTCCGGCTTTAACTATCTTTTTGCCATTCACCTTTGTTGTAACTTCTTCAAAATCCAAAGTAAGAGGTATAGCCTCGTTTGGCTCTCTCTTGAGAATTTGCACATCACCTGAGTATGTTGTTTTTTCGTACTGCATATTCATACTTGGCATCTATATTTCCTCCTTAAATATAATGTTTCAAAATATCATTTTTTGTATTTTGTTTTTCAATAAGACCGGCAGCTATTTTTTCTGCCTCCGTCTTTGTGTCACTTGAATTGCTGCCTGTACCACCATTACCCGGCGGTGTTGAGCCATTGGCTATCTCTTTCTCTTTAGCCTGGGCAGCGGCAGTTTCTTTATCTGCGATAATCTTTCCAAGAGCGTCATAATCCATGGAACCATCATCCTTAACCACTAGCTTTGCCTGTTCAGTGGAAATCTTGAATTTCTCGGCTGCACTTGTTCTTTGTCTTGCAATTGCCTGTGTCTTTTCCAGCTCAGCTATCTTCTTCTGAGCATCTTCAAGAGCTTTCGCATTTTTTTCTGACTCAGACATACTCTGTCCCTTTAAATCCTCATACTCTTTTTCGATAGCTTTGAGTCTTTCAAGTTCTATGTTGTTCTTATTTGCCTTTGCGTTCGCAGATTGAACGTCTTTACCATTTTCAGCCATGACTTTTTCGATCTGCTCATCGGTCAAACCCATTGATACTAAATCTTCTCTTTTCATTGATTACCTCCGTATGTCTACGTTTTTATACGGTGCAACGCCACCGATTGACATTGCCGTTTTCTACGCTCACGGCACTTGCGAAATTTTGTATAAAAAAAGCAACCACAAACGTGATTGCTAATTTCCGATTATATTGTTGTATTGTTCTTCTGTTATCAGCCCTTTATCACAGGCTTGCTTAACCATTTCAGCATTCCATATATGATAGACTTGATACCATTTTTTTATTTTCTCATACATTAACTACTAAAGATAACATAGGCTATTCCTCCGTCAGCAGTGTGTTAGTCATCATTGCCGTGTATGTTACTTGTGCGTCTATACGCTCAATATCAGACGGTATTTTGGCTGGTTCATAGCCGTCATACTTCTGAGGATTGTTGTTGATGTCTTGAAGATTAAGACTTTCAACAGGAGCATGAAACTGTGTTCCATCATACTCATAGTATGTATGTGTTTTTGATTGCTTTCCGGGTTCTGCATATTCTTCTGTCTTAACTCTTTCATTAAGACACAAGTACACCCATGCCATTCCTTTGGTATCTATTTTTATAACAACTTCTTGCTGTGGTTCTTCTGCTCTTACTATCATTGCTTACCACCTTTCTTGCTACCTTAAGCAATTCCCAGTTCGCCCTGTCAAGCCAGTTCCAACAATACAAGTAACAAAAGCCCTCTTTAGTTAATTACATATCCAAAACACTGATTATTCTATCCGCAATCAATCTCATGCCAGTATCTCCAGGATGAGTAATCCATTTATCACTTACTATACCAGTAGCACCATTTGGTTTTTCATAAGTCTGACCGCTATATCCTTGATTTTCTGTACCATTCAAATCCGTTATATTGGTTCTTGGAATTCTCCACTTGTTACACACAGATGTAATAGTATCATGTGTTCTTTTATCATTAAACCAACCATCAACCCATATAATTCTTGCTTTAGGTGATTTTATCTTAATTTGTGAAACAAGCCAATCAAGGTTTTTGTTAAATGTTTCTTGCCTTAAATCAGTTGATACATTATCGCTTACTTGCATAATGATTAAATCTAAATCAGTTGTGAATGACTCACTTGCCGGTTTGTTAGTTATTGTATTAGGTGTTGTATTCCAATATGCTTTTGCTTCCGCATCATTTTCAGCTTGTTCAAACTGTGCACCATGACATTTTGTAAATACTGCACTTTTATTTTTATCAAGTATTGACTGCTCAACAAAATAAGCATAATCATTTCTTGGACTACTTGCACACATTCCATAAGAACCCATTCCCCAAAGCAAAGAATTACCAACAAATAAAACTTTATTTGGAATAGTTGGTATAGCATAAAAAGAACCATCATTCTGTATGGAAAGAACTGATTTATTCCCATTGGGAGAAACTATTTTATACTCGATGTCTGAGTTATCAGATGTTTCAATCCTGTTGATTTTACTGTTTAGATTTACAATCATCTTCGGTAATCTATCACTGTAAATATCCTGTTTCTCAAGTTCAGACATTTCCCATACGTTAAATAATTCAATATTGATTAATCCCTCTATTGCTGTATCAACATTGTTTCTAAAAATGAAAAACACATCTTTCATATCTTGATATATTGCCAAATTTGCAAAATCAACAGTAGTAGTATATTCAAAACTACCGTCACTATTCGGTATAATTTTAGGATATACAGTACCACCATAAAATGTTTCTCCATTATTTCTATGGTAACAAGTTAAAAAATCAAGTACAAAATTTGTATTTGTTACACTTCCTTTAATATGTACTTTAACACTGTCTGATGCGCTTACTAGATTCTTTGTAAATACACCGCTATTAGCTGTTTTACAATCAACAACTACCATATTGTTTTTAATAGATACTGTTGAGTTCCAACTCGATAATTCTGATGCATTTGTTAATGTTTCCGTAGGGGTATTTCCAACATGATCATAGTCAGTAACATAATCAGTAACATAATCAGTAACATAATCAGTGACAGATTGCTTAAAACTCAAATAAAGCTTATCTACAATTACTCTTTTTACGATGTTATAAGGGAAAATATTTGTCGTAAGTCCTAACCCTGTAATTGGTTTATTTACTTCTAAGCATACGATATCGCCTTGTTTATTATGGATATTAGTACCGCATAGATACAGATATTTTGCATTATTCGGCATAGTGAACACATATCCATCTGTACCAATTCTGTAATCAGCCAGTTTGCCAACCGTATGGTTATTTGCATCTTTTACATAAGAGAAATTATTACTTCCATAATCCGAAAGTGAATATGTTTTATTCGGCTCGACATCTGCAATAACATAACCATATGTTTCATTATTATATATTCCATCATTTGTCACAAATTTGCCATCAACAAATGTTGTAATACGATTTTTTAGCAAAATAACATTATCTTTGTACTCATCAATATCTTCCTTTAGCGAATCAATAGCGGTTCCTGTTGCTAATGCATCAGCCGGTGTGCCGGCAACTGAAAGGGTATTATCAGTTATAACCTGAACAGGATTCTCCTTAAGATACTGTTCTACAATCTGTTTTATCTGGTCATCGGTAATACCGCCCTTTTTTATTTTCTTGTTGAGTAATGCGTATACGTCCTCTGCATTCATGTGCGCACCTCTCTATTCCTGTTTTATCCAACTCTTGCCGTCAAACTTATATAAGTCTGTTGTGTCTATCATGTAGCACGAACTACCAAGTGACACGTATGTTGGTAGCTTATCTATATCCTTAGACAAAGCGTTATATTCTCTATAATTTCCTTTAGACTCTAATGCGGTAATGCTACCCATATCCGGCACATCATCACCCGGTTCATACACTTGTCCGTCTTGGACTACTGTATATCTAGTCACCATTGTTGTTACCTCCGTTGCCAAGATTATCTACTATTTCTTGTGCTTTTTGTTCCTGTTGCTCTACGTTATCTATAGTTAGATATATCTTATCCAAGTATTTTTTAGACAGTAAAAATGTCTTTTCTGCGTCCCCCCACAGTCCAACAGTCTTGATTGCAACAAGTGGATGTATTCCAGCCTGCAATAGAACAACCAAAGTCTGAGCTTTGGTGTACATGTTATCCTGAGGGCTATGGTTTATCTGCACTGAAAAATCTCTAACCGTCAGTTTTAAATCATCTGCATACAGTCTGATTGCATTAAGCGCAAGTTTGGCAAGCCGTTTTTCTGATGTTGCAACAAGTGGGTCTTTTAACTTTGTTCGTGTCTTGCTAAAATCCCATCCGTTCCTTAACTCGACAGCTCCTTGCGTATCTCCGCCAGTGTTGCCTTGCTTAGTTGGAATTGCGAGGATGGTCTGTACATTATCCCATAAGTCATCTTTGGCAACCTGAGTCTGTGATTGATTAAGTTCTTGCGACATAACATCTACATCAGCGTTGTTGACGCCGTTAGTTGACTTAACAACCAAGGCACCCATTTCTTTCATAGCTTTAAACTTGTCCTTGTCAACGTCGCAATTAACAAACTTAATCCACGACTGCACAAACTGTTCTATGCTATCCATTCTGTTGGATTGCATATTGTTGATTGCATCAAGCATATCTATTACAAGCTCAATATCACTTATTCTTTCGTGATTATTAGGGTACTCAACAATCGGTATATCTCCGTAAGCATGTAATTTCCAGTCTGTAACTGTACTGTTATATATCTTGCACTCATGTGTAGCTGTGTAACACTGCTTGTACCACTTGCCATCACTGTCCTTAAGTTCTGTGACGGCAACCATCGGTTCTTCGGTGTTGCTGTTGTATATGATAAAGGTATTGAGTGGGCAAGGTGTAACAATCCTGAACGGTACATCACCGTTTGGATTAAACTGGATAGCTTTAAATGCTGTACCAGTGGCAGATTGCCATTCGCCAGCCTTTATGTCCTTATCTTGCTTACAAGCGTCTACCATGTAATCATTCAGATCATCAACCGCATTATTGATTGCATCATCATCTTTACGGCTGATATACTGTACCGGTTCTCCGTAAGTTTGTCCAACTTTGAATTGCACAATTTCATATGCATGATTTTCTACGATGTAATTGATTACATCATCACGAATTACTTTAGTTCTATACCTTATTGGTTGGTCGCCTTTGTAATAATTCCATAAGTACTTTATAATTGGCTTATTCCAGTTAAATACTCCTATGCACTCACCGACTACATTCACAATATTATCTGGTGTGATGGTATCTACATTGGTATATGCTATTTTTCTACCATAGTGACCTCTTACAAGGTCTTGCAAATGTAATCTGTTCATGTTAACTCCTACTTCATGAGTTCATTTACTCTCTTTTGAATCTTATCAGGATCATATCCTGCTGCCTTAAGCCTATCGATACGTTCCTGTCCGTTGCCCCAGCGACCAGCAATGACCTCATGTGCAACTGCATTGATGATCTTATCCTGTGTCATCTGTGATGTCTTGACGAGCTTGTTTACTGCAGCCTGTACCTTGTTGTAGTCATAACCAGCTTTGGTCAGTCTGCTCTTGCGATCAACACCGTTGCCCCACTTACCGGCAAGTACTTCCCTTGCGATCGTATTGACACTCTTCTTTACCGGCTTAATAGTGGCAATCTTCACAGCCTTAGTAGCCAGCTTGCGCCATGATGCTGCACTTATGTATGCTTTGTTAAGGTCAAGGCTGCCGTTATAGCCAGGGAGCTTGCCAGCGGATGTGTACTGTCTGAGTAAACAGTTATAAGCTCCCTCGTTCCACGGATGTTTCTGATAACCAGTCTCAATATAGTCTGGGTACTGAGCCACCCACAGGCCGTATCCAGCCTTTTTTACGGCGTTCATAGCACTCTTCTGGATGTAGATAAGCGGTTTGATGCCGGTCTTTTTCTGCACATAACTGCACCACTGCAAGCACCACTCCAGATCCTTGACACCAAATAGATGGTTGTTTCTTGCTTCCCAATCAAGTACGAGGATTGCTTTGCCGATGTACTTCTTGCAGTATGCCAGGAAGTAGTCAGCCTCTTTCTGTGGATCTCCGCCATTTGCATAGTGGTATACTCCCAGAAGTTTTTTTCTACTCAAAACTTTATCACAATGCGCTGCAAAGTATCTGTTCTTATAGCTTGTTCCCTCAGTTGCTTTGACAATGCAAAAATCAAAAGGAACTTTGCTTAAATCTATATTTTCATCGCCTTGCCAGGCACTAATATCTATTCCGTTCATTGTTTGTACCTCCTTTTACATTAAAAAAGCACCAGTAAAGCTACTGGTGCCTCCAAAGGGTTTATGAGGTTTGAAAAAGTATGAGAAAAAACAAAGCGTTTATCAATCAACTTGTTCATGATATATTATATAATATGTTTTATGGGACATTCTAGGACATTTAAGGACTACTTATATGTGTTTCCCCATTTTTTCTCAAATTCCTGTAATGCTTTACCATGTCTTCGTATGATTTGCTTGTAACAATAGTTCATCTCTATTGCCATTTTTTCAAAAGTCTTTTGCTCAACGTATCTTGAGAATAATATCTGATAAGTCATTTCGTCCGACATGCTATCTATCTGGGATATAATTATTCGTTTGCTGTCTATGTATCTATCAACAAGCATATCTATTTCATTTTCCATTTGCTCAATTTTAGACACAATTTTGTCCATGGTGTCATAGCTAGGTGATGACTGCACTCTTTCATCATTTTTGACTGCTGATACACTGCAAGCCATAGATCTATACTGTGCAAGCTCCACTAGCTTATTATTGATAAGTCGGTCATATCTGCCTATTTGTTGCAAGTATTCCTTTGTTTCCACTAATCAATACCTCCTAAATGGATTAAATGCAGGTTCTGCAATTGCATATTCGCCCCCGATTCCATAAATCATATCGCAAAGCTGTGCAGTCGCGTCAACACCATCATCATGTTTATTTTTTCCCTCTGTTTTATACATAATAATATTTTGAAAATATTTATTATATTCCTTGGTTCTATGTTTTCTATCAATAAAATACAGTTTTCTTATGTCTGGTGCATGATTTCTAATTCGATCTAACTTTGATATGGTATTTGGAGCTGGATCATGAGTTGCATTAACCATTGCGCCAACTTTAGACCATTCCTTTTCGCAAAGTATTCTATATTCCGCGGTTGTTTTTGTTTCCTCAAAGTGGACTTCTGCCGTTTTCGGAGCCCACTTTCGTAAATGCCAAGCAATACGATTAACAACTTCTGGTATTGTGACTTCTTTATCTCCATCGTTGTAAACAGCATCGGTAACATAATAATTATTGTCATACTGATAGCAAATCGGCATAGCTACAAAATCGCCACCACCATAGGCAGGATCAACTGCTGCAAATATTCTATCCGGAGCTCTATCTGGTAAATCTTCTGGATTAAAAAACTGCATATTATCTGTGCTAAACAATGCTCCATGTCTTTCGATAGGCGTTTGCTGATCTTGCGCATACCATGAGGCCATATCATCATTTTCCTCGAAAGATGCTCTTATCATCAAGTAATCCTGTGTAGAATATCCAAGATTATATGGATAATCAAAATTACTTTCATCATTTTCATTCAGGGCTGGTATGATTATTGCTCTCCATCGTCTCTGTGCATATTCCGGGTTATTTTGCAACAAATTAAGCCTACGCCCCTGTACATCTCCAGGAGCCCATCTTGTACCCATATTTATTAGTTTTGCTTTACGTTTAAGACGTTTCATAAAATTGTTGTCAAACTTTCCCCACACGGTAGCTTGTCTATCTTCCGACAGTGCTTCTTCAATACCACTAAATAAATCATCATCAACAGCCATACCGGAACAATCACACGCTCCATTCAGAGTTCCATAAATAGACCTCATTGTGAATGTTGGGTATGTCTTTTTTCTAATAATATCTATAGTGGTATCTTTACCATCTGTAATAGGTCTCTTTACAACGTTTTTAGGGAACATTTCTCCGTATGTGTATGTTGGGTCAAGAATAATTTCCAGAAGTCCATCGTAAAATCCGCCAGTTATTTTGTCAGAATATGCAGTATACAAATTAGATTGTTCAGGGAATTTTGACCCATACCACAAAAAGCCCAACTTCACTATTTGTGTCTTTCCAATTCTTGAAGGGCAGTTAACAAATAATTCGTCTAATTTATCATCTACAAGGTCTTGTATTCCATTTGCCACTTGTCTCAACGGATTTATTCTAGGCTGATAAAATCTTTCTTCTATCGGTCTTTTGCGCTCCAAATACAGCATAAAACTTTCAAATACTTCATTGGATTCCGTAAGAAGTGTTGAATAATATTGATTGACAAGCTCTATCTCTGTCTTGTTTGCCTGGGCGAATTTCTCTATTTCCCATATATCCATTCCGAATTGTTTCAAACAAAATTGATTTATGATTGCCTTTGACCTTGCCGTGCATTCAAGCATTGTAGTGATATCACCATCATTTTTGGCTAGTTGGCAAGTATCAAGATAGGCATTGATAATTGTTTCGTCTATGTCCCGGACATCTATGTATTTTTCACAATCCTTAATCAAATTCTGTAATTCAGACATAAAAATAGCACCTCGCTAAAAAGCAGAGGTGCTACGGCCTCTGCCTATAATTTTTCTAGGGTAGCGGCTACAATCAATCTGTAGCCGGTAATATATTTATTTGCCAATTCCTACAGTTCCTAAGTATTCAACACTGTCTTTTGAAGTATAGACAATGATTTTATCGTTGCGAACCATATTGGGTTTTTCTGTAACTTCGATTTTGTTCTCATCTTCTGTAAAAATAAATTCAACACTTCCATTGTAGGTTATCAGTTGTCTGTTTATACAAACTGTAATTATCTCATAGTTGTAAGCAGGGGCGCGTGAAACTGTACTTTGGTATCTAGCGTAAATTCCACTTTGTATCTCTTCTATTTCGCATTCGTATTTTTTGGTTTTATTAACCCAATTTAAAAATAATATCAGTGCAACAATGCTAATAACAATAACAATAGTGGGAATAATGATTTTAAAAAATTTTTTCATAAAAATTCCTTTCCACTGATAATCAATAACTAAACATTTACTAATTCATCTGTATACCTTGTCATTTTAATTTGAGTTCCATTATCATCTTTTGTGCAAACAGTCACATATCTACCGGAGATGCTTTTAATATCTCCTATGCAGATTTCTGTTTCATCATCTTTAAATCTGTAACACTCACGCATTTTCTCAATACAGTTATTCATCTCTGATATTTTCATAATATCACTCCTAACAATTTATCTTTATTCCCTCTGTCAATATGGCGGTTTTATCCTCATTCAGAATTGTATTTCCGTTTTCATCCGTTTTATGCCATCGTGCATTAACTTTAATCATTGGACTTTGGTTTGCATGACCAATAAAATGTAACTCCATGTCCGTGCAGTTTACTTTTTTGCCGTCAATAAACACTTGTGCAGTTTCGCCATTGGATCTTATCATAATTTTTTCTTCTGCCGTCTCAAATGGTTCACATTTATACATAGATTTCCAACTATCTTCATACCACCTATCCATTTGAGCAATAACACTTTTTGCATAATATGTAGGTTTGCTCATTGTCTTTGTACGGTTGCATAAAACTTCTTGATAGTTCTCAATTATAAATCGACAAACATTGCCATCGTATTCATAATCTCTGTAAAATTGATAAAATGTTTTTAAATTTTTAACAAAATCAATTAGTGTTTTCATTTCTCATAAACCTCTTAAAATCTTTCCTACACTTAGGGCACAAATCATATTTGTGTTCGTTTCTCCATATAGCCATTGGGAGTGTTTGTTTTGCTAAATCTTCTGTCGTGTATATAGTTTTCTTGTGTAAAGGTTCTAATTCTTCTGTTTTGAAATGAGCGTATTTCTCATTGTAAAATGTCATTTCTTTTCCGCACCTGTCGCAAGTGTACCATTCTCTTTCATGTTTCATTGAATCTCTCCCATGATTGTGGCAAATACTCCACAGTTCCATCATTTTCCGACTTTTGCCATCCACTATCGCTACTGTAGTTATCACGGCAAATAGCACCTGTGCGTGATACCACAATATAATTGCCACCTTTTTCAGGATTGCCACGTCTAAAGTGCTCTTCTGTGTATTCTTGTTTACGATTGTCCACCGTCATTATTATTCTCATTCCAATACACCTTAAACCCATGCTTTTTATATTCTGCAACTGCATTTTTAAGACTGCCTATATCTTCATATTTCTCGTTTAGCATAATTGCTTTGTCATCCTTAACTACGGCATATATGCCAAATTTAACAGCCTTTGACGCTATTTTGAGAACTCCTCTGAAACCTTTTCTATTCATCGTGTATACGCTAGCATCAATATTAACTATCATTCCTCCACCAACTTTTTGCCACAGATAGGGCAATAATTTATATCAAACTGCCCCGACCCATATTCGTTTCCACTATTGTCGTAGGACAGATGTCAGTTATGTGTATCGCCAACTATCATTGCATTTCCGTATGTATAACCATTTTCTATCTTTTGACGTTTGCCATTGCAAAATTCACACATTTTACTTCTCCTCATCTTCAAAAACAAACAACGTGTCCGGAAATGGTTCTCCGCTAAATAGCATATTGAGGTATTTCAAAAAGGTTGGAGTACTCATTCCGGCTATCTGCGCAGCTTTAGCCTGTGTAACCCTACCGGCCATATATTCTGCTACTGCCTCCGAAAACTTATCCGGATCACATCTATGTACACCACCAGCCATATTTTCACCTCGTAATAACATTTAACAAATAGCAGAGATGGGATTTGAACCCATGACCTCTAGCTTATGAGGCTAGCGAGCTGCCAGACTGCTCTACTCCGCGTAATTATACATACGGCATACTACATAGCCGCATGCCGGGGCTTGTGATTATTTACTCTGGGAGGAGTATTCGACCGCCTATACGGCTACAGTTGGCATTCTGTAGGCTGATTTTCGCAAAACACTCACCGGACCTTGTGACGGTCCTTTATTCAGCGTTCCGCTAGTGAGTGAAAGGAGCACAAATGAAAACATTTGTCCGGTCAAGGTAAAAGAATTTGAAAACCTTAACCGCATGAACGATATGGGGCTCGAACCCATGGCCCATAGATTAAAAGTCTATTGCTCTCCCAACTGAGCTAATCATTCATATTCGCCTTGTATGGTCTCAAGGCTCCCATGGTTAGTCATGGTGGACTGTATAGGTGGAAAGGCTACTTGCAACAACTGCCTATACTCAGTAGCGGGGCTAGAGGGATTCGAACCCTCGAATACAGGAGTCAAAGTCCTGTGCCTTACCACTTGGCGATAACCCTATTTGTATTTCTCCATTTCATTAACACTCATACCGACTATTCCGGCTGATTCATCACTGTCGGTATGCTTAAAGTATTCTCCGCTTTGTGGCCACATATATCTGAACATAGCATAATTGGCAACATCAAGAAGATATTCCGTATTCCCTGTCTCTTTAAACTTTGCAAGGCATTTTTCAAGGCTGCCTATTGCATCAACGTTGCCTGTGGCAAAATTTCTTCCGGCTCTGCCATACTTATAATGACTTTGAACCACTAAAGCCTTGCGCTTTTCATCAAATTGTAAACTGTAGTCAGTTTTCAGAATATCATCAGTCACACTCATTGTTTTTGCCCTCAAAGTCTAAACATACATGTCCAGGTTCAACATAATCTGAATAATATTTGCTATTCTGATTGTTACAAACCTTATCACCATCTTCTGTTATGCAGTATTCACAATTGCTGCATTTATCTTTCGCCATAGTGATTACCTCCCAATGCTTAGTTATTCTTGCTGAGATTTATTCCAAACGCCACAGCCTTAATTAAAGCAATTATACCCATCAATATATATATCCAAACAGGGGCATTAAGTTTTATTGCAATCCAAAGTAAAATGATAAGTTCGATCATATGTCACCCTCCTGTTTGTGGTTGGCTCTCCAAGTGTCAAATCCATCCGGATACCTACTTTCAAGTTTTTCTTTGTTCGTCTGCATAACATCATCAAGGGTGAAACCGCTTGCATCACAGATCATGGCAACATACCACATTACATCGCCACATTCTTTCTTCAAGTGATTTATGTCTATGCCTTTTTCGTGAAATACGCCTTTTTTAACAAGATCAGCAACTTCGCCCGACTCACCTGTAAGACCTATAACACCATTAAGCAGTTCAGCAACGTCTATTCCATTTGTTGTTGAAACAGCATTAAGAAGTCTATCTCTATTCCTGCCATCATTTGTACGCATGGCAGCCATTTGATATTCAATTCCGTTCATTTTGTTCCTTTTGGGGATTTTATAGTTTTGTCTGATGTGATTAAAGAATATCTATCTGACCGATAGATAACTGTTATATATGCATTATACACATACTGTTTAGATTTTGTCTATATTTTTTTCTGAATTGCGATTATATCGTCTATTGGGACTTTAAACAGTGCTGATAAAATTATCAGATTGTCAACTGTAGGTATTGATCTTCCCTTTTGCCACTTGTATATCGCATTTGGATTTGTAAATCTAAGTATGTTTTGTAAATCCTTAACACTTAGTCCTTGTTGTTTTCGATAGTATACTATGTTTTGACCTGTTTTACACATATCTATAACAGATATATCAATCATATATTCTCACCAACCCTATGTTTATTTGTTTTGTCGTTATGTGTAGATTTATACTTGATGTATTTATATGTGGCTGATAAGGCCTTTTTTATTTTAAAAATATTTGGGGGGCTTAGTAGGGGCTCTCCTGGGGTCCTGTCAGACCCCCACCCCCTCCAATGATCTTTTTTAGCACTCGTTTTGTCTAAATGCTAATATTGTTTTAATTGTTCGCACAATTTACCATTATGTTGCTTATGCCTTTGTATCTATTCGCAAAACCCACGTTTCACGCACAGTTATGTGTTTATTCCGTGTTGTTACCGTCAAAAAGTGCCTTATTTCCTACGTTTTCAGCCTGTCCTAAATTGTTTGAATTGTTAACACAATTTGACACGGTACAATCAGCATCTATGGTCTCCGCCTGTGCTGAATTGTCTGGAAGTTTGGCACAATTTGACTCTAACAATTTGCGCACATCTGAGGCAGTTAGAGCGATTGTGGCACCTCCGGCAGCAGCCCCGCTGGCATCATTCCAGCCATATTCCCTGTTTTGTATCGCAATTAAGCCAACCGCCTGTTTTGTGTCAATTAGTCGATTTGTCAGACAATTCTCACGAAAACCGCGAAGTTTTTTGTAAATTCTTGTCCGCGGGTGGCTTGGCTTATCCTTTCCCCACTCCGTTATTGTGTCGTTGTCAATGCCTGTCAAATGACAATAGTCTATTATTGATGGCACTTTATTATATAGACCACAAATATATATATAATACTCGCATATATCTAAACATTTATTATAATCATACATATTAGAATATATAGCACCCTTAGACATATATATATTATTATTATTCAATAATCTATCTGTACCTTTGAACATACGTCTATATATATACATCATAGCACCAGACCACAAATTCTGTGGGCAGTTTGTGAGATCATCAATAGGCGGCTTGTGAATGTCGCAAAACTCTTGTAAGTACATATCAATTTCATTGTCAAATATTTCTACCTCCTGGCTATTCTCCATGTTTCCGCCTCCTCTCTAGCTATATATTATATATACATATACAACAAAACCGCATAGAATACAATTAAATATACTCTATGCGGTTACTACCTCTTTAGTGTTTTGATATGAATAAAAAACATCAATAAAATATATATCATTGTTTTATTTATTTGTCAACACTGATTTTTATGGCCAGTTTGCGATCTGGTCCCACATTCTGTTATATTCCTTTATTGCCTCCCGTTCTGTCAGATCGAACAATGTTGGATAGTTCCAACTTCCGTCACTTTGCCGCCCGGTTTTGTGATGTTCAAGCTGATCTATGCAGGCGCTAACACATACATGCGCATAAGGTCCAAAATCCAGCATACAGCGCGCCCGGCCGTTTTTCTCTTCCAAAATTGCGAATATGTCACACATAGACGCCGGGGGCAGTCCACTTTTCTGTGCTGATCTGTTATACTCCTTTATCATTGTTTGACAGCTCTTTATATTTAACTTATAACAATAACCACGTTCCAACATTTTTCTATACCTCCAACATTTTAAATATATAATAAGCATAAAAAAACACGGTTATTATATCAATAATAACCGTGTGGCAAAGTTCGACAATGTTTTTTACTTGTTATAAAAATCATTAGCGGCACTAGCCATAATTCTAGCCGTGTTGTATTTTCCATCTGCTCCAGATGTCCAATCAAAATAGACGTCCGTGACCTCGCAATAATCGCCCGGGGTATTATATATTCCTGCCGGCATAGCCGCGCCGCTTGTATGTATTACAAGATCACCATTTTCTTTTATCCAAACTTTGTTTACATTATTCTTTTTTTCTAACTGCTCATTTACCTTTTTAATTGTTACCATTGTTTATTCTCCTTTGCTTATAAAATATATTCTATCACATATCTATTACCCTCAAAAGTGACTAAATCCATATCCCAGTTTACAAGCGGCCCATCGTCCGAAGTCTCCACTTCATGTTTCAACTGCTGTTTATATTCTTCCTCTAGCTCTCCGGCGTACTCGTCAAAGTGCTTTAAATAGTCCTCATACTCGTAAACTGCGGCGCCACGCTTTAAATATTCTTCTGCTTCTCTTTTTGTCTTATTGGCAGCCATTATTATTTTTATATCTTTATCCATCTCTTGCCCCTCCTCTAATAACATGTGTCTTTCTTTGCAAGTTCCCACACTTCGCCAAATTTCTCTTCATGTGCCTTTGTGTACGCGTCAAAAAATTCTTGATCTGTGCACGGTGCCATTTTGTAGTTTAATTTTTCTCTGATTTCCTCGTCCATCAGGTTTACTGCTATGTCAAAATCAATTTCAACGCCCCATTCATTTTTTACTGTTGTTTTCATTTTGTCCCTCTCTTTCTCCGCCTCTGGCGGTTGTCCTTTGCTTTATCTGTTGACTGTATAATAACATAAGTGCGTTATAAAGTCAATAGTTATATGTGCGTTATTTTAATATCTTTTCAAGCTCATCAAGTTTACTTAATATAGTATCTCGTATAAACGCCGAATTTGTTTTATTTAGATTCAATGCCTCAATGCGTTCCTTTGTTCCGCGCGGAAATACAATATTCAATCTATAATTATTATTTTCGTATTTTCTCACCGCTTTACGCTGACTCTGACTTGTTTTTAATTCTGCCATTCGCCTTACCTCCTTATATATGATAGATCAACAATAACATAAGTGCGTTATAAAGTCAATGGTTATATGTGCGTTATATATATTGCACATATTTTATTGCTATATGTGCGTTATTTTGTGAATTATTCCATATTGTTTTTGCTATATATGTGCGTTATAATAAAACCATCAAATAAAGAAAGCCGGTGACACCTACCAAGCGACCACCGGCACCAATCAAATAAAAGAAAGGTGACTGTATTATATCACAGTCAAAAG